ATATTCTCTCCAGAGGGAATAGAGTTATGCTGTGGAACTGAATACGAGTGGACAGTAGATGATGATACTAATGACAGAGTGATTGGAATAGATCCAGGATTCGGATCCTCTGAGTTTGGAATATGTATCATGCAAAAACGAAAGGGAAAGAAATCAGTTATCTATGCAGATGCCTTTGAGAGGGCAAGTTACATTGACATTATCAACAAGGTAAGGCTGCTGTCAGACAAGTTCAAGACAAAGCGTATATTCGTGGACTCTGCATGGCCTGAGGGAATAAGGGATCTCAGAGACAAGTATTACATGAACGTACAGGCTATAGCATTTAATCAGTACGGAGAAAAGATGCTAAACTATGCAGCAAACAACGTGGACTTTGAAAAGGTGGAGATTCATCCGTCATTTAAGAAACTCAAGATGCAACTAATGACAATCAAGTTCAACAAGAAAGGTGGAACCGACAAGACCAAGCAGAATCCGTTTGATCTGGGAGATGCTTTTTTGCTTGCACTATACTACTATAAGATGGGATCAGGAACACTAGCTGGAGTTGGCTAGTTCTTCCTCATAAGTAAGACCTTCTTCCTTGCAAGGACACCAATCTCCGTTGCCTTCCATACAGTAGCCTATTCCGTCTACAGAGCCATGCATCAGCATACCATGTCCACAGATAAGACACTCACTTTGCACGTTTTAATCTCAACGTATTTTCTAACTTGTCCTTAACCTTAGAACCAAATCTTGGCAGTTTCCTGTCTTTCTTTTTTGGTGTCGGCTTGCTGAAATCTGCAACAAAAGCCTTGTGATCTCCAACGGTAACAATAGGGGTAATGCCCTTCATCAATGCGACATACAGCACGACATTGGGATCTGAGTTTCTTCTTAGAGAGTTCATACAGTATTCATCAGAATAGTAAGCTGGCCATGTACATATTTCGTATAAATGATTTTGTTGTAATTCATCCAACTGTTCGTTACGAATCATTGGATATACAGGAGCAGGAGTATGAACTGCTAGCATATACTTTCTATAATACGATATTATATATAAACTATATGGTTTTATATCTCAAGTTGGACCAAAATGTGTGGGCTCAGCGAGACTTTACTGACTCTGCACTATACGACCTCACAGGAACGGTATATGACGACAATACACTAACAACGGCAAGAGACATCTCAGCATTTACAGGAACACTCAGACTTATAGACCAGAATGGAGAACTAATTTTCTCCACTCAACAAAACCTTACATTAAACTCTGATGGAACATTCCTAGTAAAGTTTGGACAGGGATTAAGTCCTGTAGTACAGGGAACATACAAGATAAGGTTAAGATTAGAAGTTTCAGGAACCAGACTGACCTGTGTTGGTGTAAATGGCTCAGATGAAATCTATTTTGAGTATGATTAACTGTATTTTTACTTCCTTTGATTAACTTTAATGCTATTTTGACTATTGGCAGACATTTTTACAGTAAATAAGACCGTTTCTGGCTCAAATATGCCAGTTTTACCCAAAAATACTCTAGTTAAGGAGAAATATGAGGGTTCTATCAGGGTAATTGAGGCATTTAATCAGAAAAGTGAGGTAAATCAGTCAGATTGGCAAGATGAACTGGCTCCAGACCGACCTTTTGTTGAAACTATCAACGCAATCAACCAAGATCCTAGATTAAATCTGTCAAACGAGACATATATTCAAATGGTCCTAGGAAAAGGACTCAGAGTTACGGCAAAAAAGGAATCCGTAGCAGATATGGTAACAGAATGGTTTGATGAGATTAATTGGGATGAACAACTGGAAGATGCACTATACTCTTATCTCGGATGTGGCAATATGTTCTTTGAACATGATCCTACTTACGGAGAATATGTGGAAGTTCCTGTTACAACAATACAAAGCATTGTAAGAGACAAAAAAGGAAACGTAAAATATTACTTACAACACGTTAACGAACAAGATATCAAATTAAGACCAAATGAGGTAACACAATTCAAACTAACCAACGTATCAAGAGAGGCATTTGGCAGAGGATTACATCATTCAGTATTGTCAACATATACCAATCCAGATACAGGAGAGATATTTGATTCTCCATTGATTCAGATGAAAAAGATGGAGGATGCCATGCCAAAGATATTTGAAGGTCATGCAGATCCGACAGTAATGTTCCACTTTGCTGATGCAGGAGAACAGTTCATCAAGACTCAGGCAGATGCACTAAAGAAGATGAAACATGGATCAAAGATAGTCACAGACAAGGAGTTTGATGTCAAGGTTATCGAGTCAAGTGGAAACAGCAAGTTTGAGGGCTACATAGAGCATATACAAAGAGACTTGTTAGAACCAGGTTCCAAATTCCCATTACAATTCTTCAACGCTGGATTTACTGCCAGAGCAGCATCCGAATCTACTGACTCTGTTTTGACAAGAAAGGTAAAAAGAATACAGTCAAGATTGGCAAATCAGATCAAGATGAAAATGGTAATTCCATATCTTAAAAGACAGGGCAAGACTGTAAAATCCAAAGACATACAGATATTCTTTGAAACACCTCAGAAACAGGAGGCAACCATAGCAGATGTTACAACGTCATTCAGAGACAATCTTATCAAAAGATCAGAGGCAAGGAAATGGTTTATCGCAAACTCTAGCATAGACATCAACGAGAATGACATGAAGGATGAAGCACCTATTACAAGTGTCACGCCAACTAACCAATTACAAGATACAAGAGATGAGCCAGAAAACACTTCCATTAAAGACAATGATACCAATGAAAAACTGTTAGAGATGGTCCACCTCAGAGAAGAATTAGACAGAGCAGAAAAGAGAAAGAATACTGAGGAGATATTGAATTTCATAAGAGGTTTGAAAAATGATTAGAATATACACAGATAAACAAACAGATAACGTAATAGAATCTTTAGATCTAGGCAGAGTATCAGTAGGAGAGACTGTAAAATATACAATGTATATGAAGAACACAGATACCCAATGGCCTGTACATAACATCAAAATAGAGAACGCAAATCCTGAACTAAGATTTGAGATACCTGATGTGTTAAAAGCAAACGAGGTCAAAGAAGTGTTTGTTTACTGGACTCCTAAACTAGACAGCAGAGAACCGTTACTAACAAAGTTTGAATTTTCAGGCGACGTATTCATAGGATAATGCCTTATTCGTATCTGAGTTATTCAGATGATTTCATATTAGATACAGCTCCTAAAGTCTATAAACCAGGAAAGAAACTCATATCATTCCCACAGACTCAGCACATACAAGGAACGATAAGGGTAAAAGGAAACACAAGACTTCCACTAGACAAAGAAAAGATAGTTGTAAGGGCAAGTGCATTTGAAAGTACATCACAATTAATATCATACAATGGAATTGTCAATACCGTAGGAGATGCAATCATAAAAGGTGTAGGATCAAGGAATGTCAAATCAAAGGCTATGATAATAGGATCTAAAATAAATACAGTAAGAGAATCAGTTACAATCAAAGGCAAGAAGGATTACATTATATTAATTGATAAAATAAAACAAATAATATGACTCATTTAGAATATTTAGCAGAAGTAAACAATACAAGTTTCGATCAGAACGCAGAATGGTTTTCAAATGATTTAAAATTATATCATAGACCAAAAAGAGTCAAAATGAATATTGGAATAAACGCCAGTAAAACAATACAAATCACATTTGATAGTGGTTCATCATGGACTAATTTTGCCAGTTCAAAAAAATTGGATTTTAAAGATGAAGTTACATTCATAATATCTCCTGATGATCTAGTTAATTTTAGATGTACGGATGGATCTGGTGTAACTATCAATCATCTGCACATATACTTTAAGGAATTTTAAATACTTCTCTATATTGCTTTAAACAGAAATTACTCATGGCAGAACGCATAGCAGGTATAGCATTGATGCCTAGACAGTCACGTAACGGTGTATATTATGATACAGAAGAATTAAAGAAATTTGACGGTAAAACAGTACCACTAAGGGTAGAACATAACAAAGAAACTCACATAGGCCAAGTAACATTCTCATTTGACGAGGAAAAGAGTCAGGTAAAATATGAAGCAACAGTATTTGACTCTGAATGGCAAAAAACATTAGAGAACGAACAGTATCAGGTATCAATAGGAGCATCAGTATTGGAGCAAAGAACTCTATGTGATGAAATGAAAGCCAAATGTCTCAATGCACCTGTACTAGATGAAATATTAGAATTATCAGTAGTAAGAACACCTGGAATACCAGAATCTACTTTACACGTAGTAGAATCACATAACGCACAGTATATCAAAATATTAAACGAGCA